GGCCTTTATGCTGGGAGCACTGACCTCGTTTGCGTCCACAATGGGATGGATACTATCGTAGACTTTAAACAAGCGAATCGTCCTAAGAGAATTGAGTGGATTGAAGATTATTTTTTACAAATCGCCGGGTATTGTATGGCACATGATTATGTTTATCAATCAGAAATTAAACAAGGTATTATTATGGTATGTACTCCTGACCTATATTACCAAGAATTTAAAATGCAGGACTCTGATCTAAGGGAGTGGAAGCATAAGTTTCTTAAACGATTAGATATGTATCACGAATTACAATTCGATGAGAAGAAGATAAGTAAACCCTATAACCCGGAGGATTTTTTTAATGGAGCGTAAACCTACTATATTTATAGCAATGCCTTGTTATGACTCGATGAGAGTTGAAACATGTGTATCTTTATTAAATACTTATACAGCGTTAGCTAAAGCTGGAATAGAATGTAAATTTAAATCTGTTAGGTCTTCTCTTGTGACTCACGCAAGGAATCTATCAACAGCTGCCTTTTTACATAGTAACATGGACTATATGTTATTTGTAGATGCTGATGTAGAGTTTAATCCTGAAGCTGTACTAAGAATGATCGTTCCTAAAATGGACCTGGTTTGTACACCTTATAGAGTCAAAAATAAACCACAGGTTGTAGACTATGCTGTTGAATTTCCTGATCCTCAAGCTATTAGTATTTTACCATGGGATCTAGTTGAAATTACTCAAGGACCTGCAGGATTAATGTTAATATCTCGTAAAGTATTTGATAAACTAATGGAAGATAATCCTAAGTTACAATGTAAATTTCCCGATGATGCTAGAGCTAAGATGAATGCTGAGATTGGTACTGAAGAAGATGCTGCAGCTAAATATATGTGGAACTTTTGGGACACAAGTTTTAAGGACCAAGAATGGAAAGGTGAAGATCTAGCTTTCTGTGACTTGGCAAGGGCTGCAGGATTTAAATTGTATGCCAATCTGGACTCATGGACCACGCATCATGGATCATATGGTTGGAAGGGCCGATTCGGCGACTCACTCATCAAGAAACCAAAAGACTAATTGTGGCAGAAATGTGGCAAGATTAAGACATTTTTCCCCTGTCGCAAGGGTGTCGGGAAGGTGTCGCAAGGGTGTCGGGGAAGTGTCGCATTTTGCCCTACATTAGAATAATTCTAAACAAACTGCGACATAAGTGTACAAAAATGGCAAAAACTGCGACACCTGCGACACCACTGCGACGGGTTTGCGACACCTTTTGCGACACCTGTTTTTTGTTATATACCAATGCTTATAGGTCAAAAAGGTAACTTTGCGACACCAAAATTATTTTTTTATTTTTCAGCGCAGTAAAAAATTTTTCTTACATATAGGTGTCGGGAATATAAATATGGCAGAAATGTGGCAATCATCTGTGTGGACGATGATATAATTATCTGTTAAGAATGGACATGCCTAAGAAAAGAAGAAAAGCTGTCGCCTCATTTGGAACTCCCGATATACCTTATCCTAAAGTCAGGGTGGAGTGGATCGATTGTGTGAGTGACTCTGGCTGGGCAAATGATAGAGAGTTTGATAAGATGCGATTAGCAAGACCAGTCAATGAAGGTTGGTTATACTCTAAGGATAATAAGTCTATTAAACTTTTTGCTTCTTTTGATCGGGAAGATGATGGTTCTTTTTCTTTTGGGGATCGGACGATGATTCCACGTCAGTGGGTTCGGAAGATTCAGAAGATTTAGGTGCTTCAATTGCCTCGCCCTCAACAGTTTGCGCATTTAAAAGAGGTGCGTAATCATCTAATATTTGTTTCATTTTTGCTTCTAGCTCCTCTTCTGACATGTCTTCTAGTTTACCTGTTTTTATTATTTTTCTGTCTATGTATAATCCTGCAGCCTTTCCACGATTTGTTTCAGCGTTTACTGCAGAAGAGAAAGAGCCTTTCTTCAAAGCCAATTCTTTAATACGTGCTAACTCAGCTACATGGTTTTCATAACTGACTTCAAACTTCTTAAGTCTTTCTTCTTTAAGCTTACCAATATATGTTGCTACTAATGGTGATAGTCTAGGATTCATAAGTTCTGATCCTTCTTGTCTAGCTCTCTTTTCAGAGTATCCTGCTAGTTTGGCTGCTTCACCTTGGGAGACGGGTCCGTCGGGTCCACCAAATACGATGAACTCTGCGAATCTTTTTTGCATTTCTGTTAATCTTTTAGGAACTCCCATGTTGACAATTTAAGGTAACTATCCTATAAAGTCAATATGAAAGATGATCGAGGAGAATTAGATTTAATTATGCAAATAGAAAAACTTCAGAAAAGAGTTAGAGAAGCTGAAGGTGAATTATCTATTATTAAAGGTATTGGTAATAATTCTCCTGAAATGAGAGAGCTGCAGAGAGAAGTAAAAGAACTTCGGGAAGATAATAAAAAATTGGCTTCTCAAATTTCAGATCTAACTAACAATCGAAGGTATCACGAAGGAGATTAATGTTTGTAAAACATCTACAGGAATTTTTAGGTAAGTTCACAATGGGACAAACTAAGTATAAAGGTAATGCTATCTCTCATGCTAAAATTTATGTAGCTGTTGATGGTCACTTAGAAGAAATTAAAAGAATGGAAGTGCAGGAACATATGATTGTAGGACAACCTTCTTTAAGATTAGTATTAAGACCTCAAAACGAGAGAAAATTAATTATCCCTGACAAACTTAGAATGACTCATTATGATGTATAATGAGAGATGATGTTCCCTTAAAATTAGTATGGGCCCGGAAGCTAAATTATATCAAAAAGTTAGAAAAAATATTAAAGGAATTTCTTGGAATAGGATTGAAAACCTTAGCTCTTTGGGTACTCCTGATCTATTGGGCTATAATAATTCTGGCACCTTTTTCACATTAGAATTAAAAGTTACAAAAGGAAATAAGGTGAAGTTTTCACCCCATCAAATTGCCTTCCATAAACGTCATCCTAAGAATACATTTATCTTAGTCGAGGCCCTTGGTCAAAGGTCCTCGAAACTTTCTCAATACTTCTTGATCCCTGGCTCAAGGATCTCGGAGCTTGAAGCTTCTGGTCTGGTTAAGCTTGGTGCTTGTTGCTTGGAGCTTGTTGCTTGTGGCTTGACGTTCCAGAACCTGAACTAGGTTCTGGTTTAGGCTTGGAGCTTGAGGCTTGGCGCTTGGAGCTTGCAGCTTGACGCTTCATCTCTTCAAACTCTTTCAACCATTGTGGAGTGAGGAAGTTTTTAATTCTAGCCATTAGTGTTTGCCGTAACTAACATTCTTAACTGATTTTGTCCAGCAAGCTCTGCATTCTCTGCACTTGCCACCCTGTGAAGGGGCTGGGCATGTTGCATTCTTTGTTACGACTGATGATGTATGACTCCAGGCCGTTGGCGCTGGTCCATCGATCTTGCTTCCTGATAATCTTATAACCAGATTATCTGGGACGTCTTCTGGAGCTGGCAGGTAGCGTCTCTCCTGTGTTGGCAGCCAGTGATTTGTATCTGGTGTCTGTCTTACTACTTCTAGAATTTTATTCATGTGCTCGACGCTCTGTACGTCTCCAGCATCATGCCACCTGAACCACTTCTGGCGCTTCACCTGTGCCACCATGGCCGTGACCCATGAGTCATGCTTCAGGCTTGCCAGTCTGTAGTACTGAGCTTTTTTAATTGCGGGATATCTTATATAATTTCCTTTTAATGCATAGCAGCCATAGCACGGCGTGCCAGGGACCTTCCTGAGCTTGGCGCCTGTTTGACATTCCCATGCAGGGAGGCTGTAGCTCAGGCCAGGCATTTTTGTTGTACGGGTCATGCTGCCTGTAATTTTTTTAGCTTCTTTTACTTTCATACTTTCTAATTTAAATTTACTTTTTAATTGTGTCAGAATTAAGGCCGCTTGTCGCTTGCGGCTTGCTGCTTGAAGCTTGGCGCTTGCGGCTTATTTCTTTAAAGAATTTTTCGCAGCTGCGCACGTAAGCGGGACTGAGATCCCGCTTATCATGGATGAAATAATTTAATAAACTATTATGATTGGATCTTACTTTTCTAACCATAAAATTTAACTTGTTTAAAATATGTCTTGTCATCCATCTCCATGAGCTGTTGCCAGTTCTCCAGGATCTCCTTAGCTCTGTGTCCATCATCTCCAATTGCGATGTTAACAGCTGTAATGATCCGTCTCTCAATATTAGTTGGAGTCATGTTACTCACCCTATAGCCTGCAGGGTTGAATGTATTATTTAATGCTTCTTGGTATTGTTTTTGTTTTGTGTTCATATATATCCTTTCTAAATTCATCCTACTATATCCTACAGCAATGTCAAGCTTGTCGCTTGTAGCTTGCAACTTAGAATCATTCTAAACTGGACCAGTAACCGCCCACTACTAGCTAACGCGGGATTCTGTTACTGATCCCAGATCAGCCCTGTTCCGCCGTTAGCTAGTATCGGTAACCTGCGAGAGTTTTCAACTAGCAATCCACTTGCGCAGTTTAGGTCACGACAGCTGATCCCTGATCCATGCTCTTCACAGCGTGGTCGCTAGCACCTTGCCACTAATAACATGGATCAGGGATCAGGAGAAGCAGTCGGTTGGTTTCCCACG